AATTCGTCAACAAAATCTTTTTCTAATGCTTGTTTGTAAACACTCGCCCCACCACAAATATAAACATCTTTCGATAATGTTTTTGCGAACTTCACACATTCGTCAAAGTCTGAAAAAACTTGACAGTCGCCGTAAATATCGAAATACGATTGTGGTTTTGAAGACAGAATCAAGTTACAACGATTCATTAAAATATGACCAATTGACTCTAATGTGGTTGAGCCGTAGATAATAGTTTGGTTAATTGTCATCATTTTGAAGAATTTCAACTCTTCCGGGATTTTCCAAGGAAGCGAGTTCCCTTTACCTATCACTCGGTCATTAGTCATAGCGGTAATGATTCTAATCAATTTGTGTAAACCTTTCCAGCAATGGCCCCTTCTCTAGGGTAATTGCGGTCATCGTATTATCGTTCCTAAAACGAATCTTTACTAAAATTCCGCTTGGAGAATCATTAGCAGTATCATAGATTTTTAACCAAGCTTGTTTTCTACTTTCGCCATCCCCTTTTGTTTCTGAGCCGTGCTTACAAGCTAAATCTACGCCAGTTTCTACGAGAGCGTCTACAAATGATACAAAGGAAAAAGTTCTAAACAATCCTTTTGTTGTTCCATCTATGGATAAAAGAAGCAAGTCACTGCCAAGAGTCGCGGAGTGCTTTATACCTTGAGCTAGCCTGGATATGAATGTAGCGTCTTCTTTTTGATAAGTCAACTGTTTATTTATTAAATCAGAAACATACTTAAAAAAGGAATAATTGTCATCAACTTCAGAAATTCCCTTAGATTTGAAATATGGTGCCACATTGATACCACACAAGTCTTGCCAAAATCTGGTTTGTAACGATTCTTTATGCGCGTCGGTATGTTGTGCTAGTTGGTCGGTGTTCTTCATCTTTACTGAGAAATCAAATGAAGGAATGCGTTTACCATCGATCTCCGTCCAAACATCTGTCTTAACTTTGTTGTTTTCCGAAATACCATCGCATGAAACTTTCACAACATTCTTTTCTTTATTAGTTACGACTTTGTTCACATAATTTGTAATTCTTTCCGAATTTACAAAAGCAACAGCCGAATACATTTCTTCACCAAAATCTAAAGAATAACGATGATTATCTGGATCGAAATCTTTTGTTCCAGGGTGACCCATTAGGTATTCCAGAGAACGGTTGGTAATCCTTATATTTAATTTTATCCTGTCTTTAATACGAATTTCTAAAGAATCTTTGACTTCTGTGAAATCTTCTACAATCGTAACGCCTCTTTCTTTTAGGCTTCCCACTTTGTATTTTGTTCTTAAGTTACGAATATATTTTTCTAAATCAGAATAGAAAACTTTTTCACCTTTCTTTTTGAATTTGGTAAAGATGGCAATAGAAACCAATGCTTCGGTAACAAATCCTTTATTTTTCAAAGGAGATGCTTCGTATAATAGTTCGTAGGAATCTAGAAAACTCATTGAACATCCTTAGTTACGGCTCCACCAAGGGCGGCTTTTCTTGTAACTAAACTGGCGATTTGTTTGTTTAGATTTTCTTTTTGTTTATCAAGAGATTCGATATTTTTCTTAATGGTTTCTATTTGTTTATCGATTGAAGCTATTTGTTGAGTGTTATCTTCAACAAGCGAAACCTTTTTCAAATTTTCTACATATTCATTAAACTTCATTCTTTGACCTCTGGACGATATTTCACAGTAATTCTCAAACCATCTTTTCCTAAAAATGTTGGATACATATATTGCGTTCCAATCAATTTATCGCCGGATTTATCTTCTTGGATATATGAAAGTGGTCCATCTTCACCGGGAGAATATTCATAAACATTCTTAGGATTTGTAATATAATCTCTTATCTTTGTTAGTTCATTTTGAATATCTTCATTTGATGGAATTTCTGTCCACGATTTTGCTGCTGGTGATTTATTATACGCCAACATTTTGTTTAGATAAAATGATAGAGGTTCCGTCATTCTCGCTGGAGTGTTGTTTGGTTTTACATTAGATTTAATTCCATAAGAAACTTCATATGTATCCCAGCCCTGATGTGACTTCATTGGTGATACCGTAAACCTTGGACTTTGTGAATCCCCTTCCATCATCTTGCGGATTCCTTGAGCCACTTTTTCCATTTTTGTTAATCTATCGTCAGATACATCTATTGTTGATAGAACTTTATCAATTATCACTTTCTGGAATTCAAAAATATCCATTTGTATTGTTTTTTTGACCAACCAATTAAACAAATCCTTATCAGCTTCAGAACCCCCGAAACGCGAAATGAATGCTCCACCAACAGATGAAATAAAATCTCTAACTATAACACGTCTTGATAATTTATATTGTTTATTTTTTTCAATAATATCATCTACAGCTTGTGATAATTTTCTTAAAGCTGCTGGATTATTTTTGAATTTATTATACACTAAAGTTTGAGCCAATTTTACCCACGATTTTGTAACTGGTTTGGTGATTGCGAAATTTTTATACTTTAGCCCCAAAACAGTTTCTCCAATATTGAGAGGAATCAATTTTCCGGACACAGACGATTCCATTTCGGTGTTTCCATCTTTGTCTTTTCCGGTAACTTTGATTTTTTCTCCAGGCCACCCGAGTTGAAGGGTTTTGTTATAAGATGAAAGAAACAAATCCCGTTTTCCTGGGAATGGTTCGGTTGATTGTTCTTGTTGATTTACAGTTCTTCCACTTGTTTCATTTGACTTTGCTTCCGGATTAGCTCTAGAAGATTCAATCTTGTTATGAAGAGATGTCATGATTTCACTTGTTGATTTTCCTTTGACATCTACACCTTTTCTTTCAGCAACCTTTGACAATTCTCTCTTTTTCTGAATCGCCGTCATTGAGTCTAAATCGTTCTGTTTGTAATTAGCAGCGCGTTCCAACATCTTCGTGATTGAAGTGATTTCGCTTTGAGGATTTTGTGTGATTAGTTTAATAGCATCATCAACTGTTTTTGCTTCACGACCGATGACTTTTCTTGTATAATCTTTTAGAACTCTAAGTAGATTATTGTCATCTTTTGAAGTGATTGCTTGCGAAACGCTGTTGGTTAATTCGGGTGCTGACTTTTTTATAACTTCGAATACCTGTTGAGATGATGCTTCATTTAAGTTTTGAATGTGTGAATTCTCTAACAAATATGTCGCGGTCAAAAATATGTTGTTCATTTCCATAGAACTATTTAGGGGCAAGTTACATCAAATGGCGTTCTTTCATTTTCGCAGTAACATCTTTTTCAACAAACTCGGCAATAGAATTTCGTTTGCTTTTCTTGTAGATATCCATAAATTCTCTAACAAACTCTCTGTCGGTATTTGTTGTTTGTTTTCTTGAACCATGTATTTGATGAACCAGTTGAGTTACAAAATCATCACGATACATTGGCCAAGCTATTTGACGACCAAACTGCTCTTTCATTTTTCCCGTTATCTTGTCGCCTTTCATCAATTTAATAACAAATTCTATTTCCGACACGTAATCACTTTTAGTTTTATCTGAATAAAAATCTTTTCCAATATCATATTCAACCGGTTTCTTTCCTGCTACAAAGTTTTGAGTGTTGTCATAAAAATAAACTGGGATTTTTTTGAACAACGCATAAAAATGAATGTCTACGTAAAGTTGTCGTTGTTTCTTCTGACGTTCTTCATCTTTATCTAATAGAATATGAATAGATTTTATGAATTTACCAACATTACCGATTGAATCGTCATTTGACCAAAAGCGTTCTTCTTCCTCACTACCTTTTCTACCAGCACCCCAATAATCAACCGGGGCAGATTTCATATGGTCGGAAAGATAATCAGCATCCAATTCTATGTAAGCATCTTTCATCGGATATTTTGTATTTTTAGAAATTCCAAGAAAATATGTTCCGGATTTGTTTCTCATTGTTGATAGAAAATAATGTTTCTTGGCCCCCATTTGTTTTTCAACCCCTAATACATTTGGAGACAATTCAAGTTTATCATCTTTCAAAATAGAACGTAGAGCGCGAATGTCAAGAGCATGATATACTTTCTGTAAAGATTCTGTTAGATAGAATTGTTTGAAACTAATCATCGTCAATTGCTCCTTTTATTGGAGTTTCGCTTACAACGAAAAAGATTTCATAAGAATTGTATTCGTCGGAATCAATGTCATAACTACTTAATGATTTGAACAATTTACCATCATACGCATAAATGTTATATACCTTTGATAATGTTTTCCAAATATTCTGAGAACCCGTACCAATGTCGGATTTTGTCAAACTTGAATCAGAAACCAATCCACCAAAATGGGCTATAGCTGTAACATATAATCCCGTTCCAATATTTTTATTTCTAAAATCTGGATGAACCGCCACCCAAGAAATCTTCGGATATTTATGTTTTTTTAAAGGCGGGTCTTTGCGTAACTGTAAAACACCAATCACTGTTTGCTCGTCATTTTCCGAAGGGTTCAAACAAAATATATTTGTGTTTTTTCTTTCATCTTTACAAACTCTATAAGTAAAATCTTTTTTATATTCTTTAACAAATCTTGACTGTTTATACAAATCATCAATTTCTTTCCAGTATTGTGAAGATTTTGACCAGTCATCTTCCTTACCTTTTATGATTTTTGGCATTTCTAACAAATAAAACGATTTGAACTTCATATAGTTATTTATTAACAAAGTTTATTATATCGGGTTTTAGATTTTTTAGTTTATCTTCCCAAATAGCCGACAAAATGTTATTAGTTGTTTTCCCAATATCAACATTTCTAATCCCAACATCTAGTAAGTCATCACCAGTTACGGCCAATTCTTTTAGGCTCATAGGGTATTCGAATATTCTTTTAATTAAGTTTACATTTTTATGGTTCGTTTGTTCCATAAATGTTTTAACAAATTGTAAATAATTTTTATTCTTAACAATTAACCATGGTTCTTTTATATTATAATTTAATTTTCTACTAAGTTCAATTATAAATGCTTCTTCGTTTGGTAGTTTTAATTTCTTGTAGTTTCCCCCATTTATAAACAGCGATATCAGATTAACAATATAATCATTCGTGTTTATTTTAATTGGGTTAAATTCTTCTCCAAATAACAAATTACCAATTTCTGTATCTATAAGCAAATCAACAAATTTTGAATTATTCTTTTCTTTGGATTTTGTAATAGCTTTCTTAAATTCTTCCAAAAACCTTTCAGATGGAAGATGGTGTAACAATTCAATATTCTTATAAATCGCAGATTTTGTTTTTTCTTCTATTTCGAAATTAAAACGAACTGCGAATTGAATAGCTCTCAAAATTCGCAACGGGTCTTCTTCGAATCTAGTAGTAGGATTTCCAACGGCTCTAATAATTTTGTTTTTTATATCTTGTTTTCCATTATAAGGATCGATTATTTTTCCCGTTGATAATTCTTTTGCTATTGCGTTAAATGTAAAATCGCGTCGTGATAAATCATCTTCCACTGATAAATTATGATTGGTTTTCGTTATTTGTTCTTTGTGGCCAAATCCCGTAGATGCCTCGGTTCTTGGAATAGAGAAATCATATTCTTCTCCATCAATCACCGCTTTAATAATCCCAAAGCTTTTCCCAACCTCATTGATTTTTCCAAGAGGTTTTAAAATGTCTGATAATTTTTCTAATGGAATTCCGGTGACAAGAAAATCAACATCTTTTGGCGTCAATCCTAGTAATTCATCTCTTACAGCGCCGCCGACAATATATATGTTGCCGCCATTATCTTTTATTGTCGTAGATATTTTTTGATTAGTTTCTTTACTGTAACTTTCCTGGATATAAAATAATTTAAACTTCATCAATAAACCCATTTGGTCAATGTATTATACTCTTTATCTAAAACATCTAAACACATTTCAATTTCCGCCAAACACTCGTTTTTACCGCCGCCACACAAATCAATATTAGAAACTTTCTTTAATTCATCAAGAACATCTGGAATATAAATCATGTTTGGAGAAATATCATCCAAATTTAATTTTTCCCAATCAGAATCTTCCAAATCTCTACTATCTGTTATTTTCTTATCCATCATGAATTTTATTAGTTTAACAATATCCGAATAGTCATATCCGGCATCCATTAAATCTCTATAAAATCCATAGTTCTTTTCATAAAAATCAAAGGTTTCTATAAATTCAACTATTTCTTCATCATAATCAACTATTTCATATAGCCAATCTTTTATATCACTTTCGCTTTCAAATCCAAAGTCTGGGCCATTAAACAAATATAAAATTCTTGAATATTTCTTTTCTTTTATTTCGTGTAAGAGTTTTTCAACATTAAACGATATATTCTTTTTATAAGCTGGCTGAACATCAACAACAACTAAATTACGATTGCTCGTTTCTGTTAAATAAAATTTCTTAAAATCCATGAGAATTCTCCAAAAGTAAAGCCGCAACCAATATTATTCCATCGGTATATTCTAACAATTTCAATTCGTCACAAAAAGAATCAAAACTCATTCCGAATTCTAAATCAACTCTTTTGTTTTTCTTTTTGGCAACTGAAAACAATTCTAACAACGCTTTAACTCCCGATGATTTAACAATAGGAGCTACTATCTTTTTGATAACAATTGATTTTTTGTTTGTTGTTGTTGAAAAAACATTAGATTTAGTTTCTTCTTTAACAGATTCAGTAAGATAGAACGAATTGAAGCTCATTCTTTATAATTACCTGTATTAGAAAATTTACCAGAATTATTTGCCAATTTAATTTGTTTTGATTTTGGAACCATTATTTCAATAGCACCATAAGCAAATCCACCAACATCTTTAGCTATAACACCATCGTAACGTTTCTGCTTAATGATTTTTTCTATAGCTTCTCCGTGCTTACCATAAACTAAATCGTCTTCCATTTCTTTATATTCGTTTTCAAATTCCTTTATATTTTTATCCGTGGTTAAATCATATAAGTTTTCTATTTTCAAATAATATTCTTTTACATTTCCGAATCGTTTTGCGTAATTTTTTTCATCTGTAAAATAAAAACCCTCTCCTAAATTCCCACCAGTATAACCCGACCCGTAATCTTCTTCATTCTCATCATAACCATCTCTTTCCCATCTCAATTGAAATTCATCAAAATCATCATTGTTTCCATGGTAATATACTTTTGGTCGACCTTTTGCGTCAACCATTACCGAACCAGAAAACCATTTCCAGAAATTACAAATTCCTTCTTCTGTGGAATGTATGGGATTACCTAATGAATTTTCTGTAATTACTGGTTCTTCTGTCAAATAAAATTGTCTGAAGTTCATTCTTCCATCCTATTTTTCAAAACAACAAATCGTTCGTGTCTATTGTTCTTTACTTTATTCCAATCAACTTGTTTAATTTTGCTGTATGTATCATCATTATCAAACGAATATGTGAAGAACGGTTCTGAAAATTTCTTGTAAAACTTAAACCCTTCCGGGGATAATGTTGTGTCTATTAAAATTCCAGTATGATATGCCATTAGAAAATTATGAAGTTCTTGTTGAATTCCTTTTTTCAAATGGTCTGGAGTTGTATACATCCACCCAACCATCGGATATTTGTTAAAATCTTTTGCTTTTTTGTCAAGGAATTTATAAACCAACACGGCTACAGGTTTGCCATCTACAACATAATATAGATACGTCTCATCTGTTATATAATCTAAACGACGAATTTCAATATTTTCTATTTTTTTCATTAGCTTAGATTCTTTATATTTTGTATAGAATCTTCCAATTTCTGGTTTTGTATATTGTAAATGTTTAGCAGTAGAACCATATCTGTCGTGAATTTCCGGCATTTCAAAAATAACAGATTCTTTAATTTGATTCCATTCCTTTTCATCTAACTCATCTTTTGAAACCAAGAACATATTCATATTGTCCATATCATACATGTCTTTTGCGTTTGGAATGTTTTTTATCTTTTTTAATATTTTCTTTCTTGGACTGATTTCATACGAAGGATATTTTTCAATAAACTTCTTATAAACAAAATAGATTCCGCCATTTGTAGGGGAGAATGATAACGAATCATCTGTTATAAATCCACCATACTTCTTAATAAAATATTCGTGTATTTTTGTAGCCCGACCTTTATTTCTATATTTTTCTTTTGTTTCTATTCCATAAACTAATGGTAAATTCCACTTGTTTCTAAAATCTACAAGAGTAACAATCATAACATTTTCCGGACGAATCAAACTATTATCAAACCCAGCAAATAAATTCTTTCCATATCTAGCCCACAAAATATTATCAAACTTAAATTTCTCAATCGGTTCGGAATACCCAATATGGTTTTTTGTTACTATGTCGTTAAAAACTTCATCACCATCGTTCTCATCAGATAAAGAATTTAATGAAGCCATCTCTTCTAAATAAAAATTCTTAAACCTCATGCTACATACTCCGCGAAATTCTTAGCAGCAGTCTTAGCATCGCCTAATGTTTTGATTGTTTCCGTTCCATGTTTAGAAAAATTAGTTCTGTCGTTTCCAAATCTTTCTCGAAAAATCTTATCTCCAATTCCAAAACCAAACATTGCTCTATGACTCCAGCCATACCATTTTTGTTCTTTCTCATTAAATCCTACAGCTACAACATTTGAATCTTTTGAACAGGGTTGTAACTTTGTTAATCCTCTTTTCTTCGTCAGCATCTTGGCCTCTTCGTCACGGCCAATGTAATAATCTCCATCAATCGTATAACAGCTATACATAATGAACGGTTTTGTATTTGGATATGTTATCTCTTCTTTTTTAATGTAATAACCATATTCCGGAACTTCTTCTCTTGATAATTCTACAGTGGTCGAACCATCAAAGAACTCTAATAAAAAGGTTTTAAATCTCATAATATTATTTATGATAAAAATAAAAAAAAGGCCGATTCTAAAAGAACCGACCTCATTCATTTCAGTTTTATTTCAATTACTCTGCTTTAGCATTCTTCACAGCAACGCGAACCATCTTCATTCCGGGAATAGCCTGAAGACGTTCAAGTTGCTTTGTGTATGCCTTGTATCCAGGAAATTCCTTAGAATCGCCCTTGGCAAGAATAGTAGCAAGAACCGACATAGATTCAGGAGCAGACAAGAACTTTCCACTCTTCATCTTCTTGAAAATTCCCTCAAGCTCCTTCATTGTAGCTTCCTGCTCTGGAGTCAGTTTCTTCCATTCACCACCAAGCAGTTCCTTGAACATCGCCTGGGATTTAGTAAACAAACCAACAGCCGCTTTTCCAGCAGCCTGAGCAATTTCCTTGTGTGCCTGAGCAACTTCTGTAGCATCTCTGGTAATCTTCTCTTTTGCTTCGCGAGCCATGTTACCAGCCGCATACTTAGCAGTATCAAGAACTTCCTTACCCTTCTCTTTAGCAGCCTCGACAGCCTTGTCACCTTTGTTAGAAAGACTCTTCAACTTGTCAGCGACCTTTCCAAGTCCAAGAAGCTCATTTAATTCAGCTTCAAGCAAAGTAACCTCAGAAGCAAAAACTTCCGATTCGTCAAGCGCAACATGAGAAACAAGTTCCTCACATAGCATCGCATTATGAATGTAACTTCTAAAATCCATTTTATTATTCCTCTCGTTTCTATTATTTATAAGGTTAGAAACCAAATATATTTTTTAATTGTTCTTTGTAAGTGGCTAATGTTTTATTTTCTTTATAATCAGATTCCCAAATAACAATCAAGTCATATCCTAATTCAATATATTTCTTATACTTAAGCATATCTTGTTTCCATTTATCACCTGCTACGAACGAACCACCCGGAGCTTCAATAATATCCGTTTCTGAATATTTTTCAGGATTTGCGTGCCAAAAATCACCATTTATTTCTATGATTATTTGCTTATCTTGTTGTAATTCATCAGCAACATACCAATCAATCATCTGTTCCGAAACAAACCCATATGCCGACAAATTTAATTCTTCTCGAATAGCCATATGTAATTTTGAAGATTTGTATAATGGTGTTGGCTCGTCATTTTGTTTAATATTTTTCCATCTTTCTTTTTGAACCCTACTTCTTCGTTCCCGTTCTTCAGGTAGATTACAACCAATTCTCAAATTTGTAATTATTTTGTCACGAGTATTTTGGTTGTTCCACATAGCTTTGGCGGAAACTGACATTCTTTCACGCTCTTTGTTGGAAGGTATGTAAATTGGTCTTGGATTGACACGAATAGTTTCTTTTATCTTTTCAACAATTTCCGGGACTTTTGAAATATTATCAACACCGTATTTTTCTATAACGGATTTCCGAACCTTATCCTGCGAACCCTGGATTTGAAAATGATATATTTTGTTAACAATTTCTCCATTTTTATATTGGTAAGTTTTCTGACATTGTTTACATAAATCGTGCGGTATTGCTCGACGAAAGCCTACAAGACAACCACATACCTTACATATAGGTTCACCAAATTGTTTAATATATTGATTTTCTCGATGTTCAAATGAATTATGAAGTGGAACGTAATCCAGATACGAACCTCTATAGAATTTAGGAATTTCGCCACAGCCACATTTACAAATAGGCGGAATTTCATTATATTCGGTAATTATAACATATTCTTCCATTGTTATATTGTGGTCATTAAACAAATGAAGTGTTAATTGACCACCGAGATTGTTGACAAATTCTTTATTACATATTTTACAAGTTATCATAAAAATAAACCTCCACACGTATTTATGTGGAGGTTGTATCATCTGTCATTGTTGTGAGTAGTATAAATTCAACATTTTGAAAATCCGCAGTCACTACAGCTAAGACACCCCTCTTGATAAATCAACTTATCACTTCCACAATTCTTACACACAGCCTTAACTTTTATACCATCCTTGATATATGTTTTCAGAACTCGAGAAAGAACTTTAGAGAAACTATACAAATCTCCTTCTTCGTCTTTCTGAAGTTGCTCTACAATATATTGAACAGGGCTTCCATGTCGTAATGCCAAAGAAACCATTCTGGAAAACTCACCTTCGGTCGGATTCTCAAATGTCCTAACAACATCTTTAATGATTGTTGGAGCATCATCGTCACCATAATGAAGGTCGTAAATAGATTTGTTTGCCCCAGCTTTCTTTGAATTTTTCACCAACATTCCCTTAACAATCTTCTTTGAAATGTTAACAAATGATGATTTCCCACCCATGATTTCGTAAGGTTTTCCGTCCATCAACCCAACAAAAATTGTCCAAGCTTCGCCTTTAATTTTAACTTGGTGAATATCACACTCAAGAGATTCGGGACGTTTTGGAGCATTGTGTTCTTGGAAGACTTCTTTTTCTTCTTTCTTTGTATTTGAAACAAGAACACCATCTCTACATCCATCTCGATAAACCGTGAAACCTTTACATCCCGATTCCCAAGCTCGCATATAAACATCCGCTACCAATTCTTTTGTTGCGGAATTAGGAAGATTACAGGTTTTTGAAATGGAGTGACACACCCAACGTTGAGCAGTTGCTTGTAAATCAACCGAAGCAACCCAATCAATATCTTGAGCAGTAGCACCATACCAAGGAGACTTAGTTTCATCCGTTTCTCCTGTTACTTCCATCCAATTTTTCAACTCATGATGGTAAACCGTGAAAGTTTTCCACTTATCTCCAACCGAATCAATAAAATCGGGTTCAACATTTTCCGATGGATTTATTTTCTTTCTTCTGTTATACGACAACATAAACACAGGTTCAATTCCCGATGACGTTTGTGTCATAATCGAAACCGAGCCAGCCGGAGCAGTAGTTGTTAATGCGATATTTCTACGGCCATATTGCTTATATAAGCTCTTATGTTCATCCGAAACATTATCAATTATTTTACTTATGAAAGAATTGTTTATTTCTTTATTATAATCAAATGCCGGGAATGAACCACGCTCTTTAGCCATTTCGATAGATGCTTCATATGCAGCGATTTCAAGAGTTTTGTATATCTTTTCAACTACATCTATAGATTCAAGGGAACCATATTTTATACCAATGGCCGCGAGTGTGTCACCCAACGCTGTAATTCCTAACCCGGTTCTTCGTCCTCGGAAACATGCGGACTTAATTTTTTCCCACAGATTTTTTTCAGTTCTCTTTGTTTCGTCATCTTCGGGGTCGCTGTCAATTTTTGAAAGAATTTTTTCAATCTGCACGAGTTCAATATCAACAATATCATCCATATATCGTTGAGCCTGATTTACATATTTTGAAAACTCGTCGTAATCAAAATAAGCATCCGCAGTGTATTTATTCTTAACAAACCCCAAAGTATTCATTGAAACTAAGCGGCAACTATCATATGGAGATAAAACTATTTCTCCACAATTTTTATTATTCAGAAAAATTAAACTATTTTTCACATCGTTTACATCAAAACCGCCAACAAAGAAATTATGAAATTCATCAACTGTTCCGTTATACACATTCTCATTTCCAGATTCAATAACTGAAACGACACGATGGTTGTGATATTTTGCTGCTTCTTTTATTTCTTCATATGACTTAAATCCATATTTTGTATAGAGTCTAATCGGAACGGAATTTGATTTACATTGATTTTCCAATTCCTTAAACATTGGTTCTCTTCCAAGAGTTGTTTTTAGTTTTGTATATTCATCAAGAATCTTATTTTTTGTAACATTTTGTTTTTCAGAATATGCTTTTTTGGTAGCATTTACTCTTTGTTCTGTTCTTTGAGAATTAGAATTCAAATAATCCGTTACACATTTAACTGAACACAATCCTTGTTCTCTATGGAAATATGAAGTCCAGAATTCTGTTCCACAACGTTCACAAACTTTTTTAACATATAATTCTGATTCAATTATTTTCGTTTCATACCCTTGGGATTCTGCGTTAATACGAGTATTCAATAACCGAGGGTCATGATTCTGGTCAACCAATCCACATTCATTAGCCGCTACAAAACTCAATTCAACAGGATTTTTATACTCGGGGGTTTGGCGGAATTTTGTAAATGCTTTAGGTAGCGAATTTTCTTCAGCATACACCTGCCACTCTTTTGAAGAGAACCTGCGCCCTAACGATTTAGTGAAAGAAATAGCATGTTGTTTAATATCATCATTAGATATTTCAAAAACATGACCATTACCAAATCCCGACTTTATCTTAGACATATTATCGGAATATTGTTGAATTTTCTCAGCAGACCATTCTGTTGCAGCACGTCGCATTGGATTATTATCTCCGCACATCTTATCTTTATGATAAGAGACATGCTCGTCGCGAGTCATAGGTTTTAAGTTTTCAGGAGCATTATTTTTTGAATTGAAATCAATATGATGAACAACTAATCCATCAATATTTCCACAATTATGTTTAGCTATTGTCCGATGTTCTGTTATTTCCGAATTATCCGATTTTATCCAAACATAATGATTTTTATTTTGCGATGGTTTCGAATCAAACTTATAAGCAATAGAATCTTCAAACCTAACAATGGTAGAAAGTTGGTCGTTAAATTGTAAATCTTTAACTTCCTTGTATTCGCCAGTCTTTAATAGGAATTTATGATTTCCGGTTGTTCTGATTGTATTACCATCATCAAAAGTAACGGTATAAATCTTTTCATCGTATCCTGTTACTCTTGGATTACGCATCTTACGAATAACCACATTGTTCTCATTATCATAACAAAAGACATCAACGTCTTCGCCAGCATCTGCGAGTTCTTTGATAGTTACAACTCCTCGTCCATCAGCAACATAAACCTTTGTATCTCCAACTAAACATGGATTTGTTGAAACTGCTTTATATTCTTCATATGCTTCCGAAGGTGTATTTTTTTCAACATTATCCCAAAACAACAACCCCGGTTCGGCTGCTGACCAAGCATTTTCTATAATCAAATTCCAAATTCGTTTAGCATTTTCTGTTTTTCGAATTTGTGGATTTGGAGAATTTACAGGCCAACGCTGTTCATATTCCCGATTGTTCTTAACAGCCGTCATGAATTCTTCCGTTAATTTTATAGAAATATTGGCACCCGTCACACGAGTCTTGTTATTTTTAATTGTTATAAATGTTTCGACTTCTGGGTGATGAATTGAAATTGATTGGAGTTCGGCACCGCGACGACCGCCCTGTGCTACTTCGCGACACGTATTAGAAAACCTATCCATAAAAACACCAATTCCGTCAGTAGTTCTTGCTGCGTTTTTTGTAACAAGTCCTTTAGGACGAATATTAGTTATATCCAATCCAATACCCGCACGGCGCTTTGATAACTGAGCTATTTCTTCATCGGCTTTCATAATTCCACCATACGAATCTTCGGGAGAACCAATAACAAAGCAATTCGATACACTCATTATCTGAGAATCATTACCAATACCTGCCATAGGCGAACCTTGTGGAACGATTTTCTTAAAATTCTTCAAAGATTCATATATTTCTTCTTCACTCATAGGATTTGGATATTTATTCTCAATTCTCGCCAATTCTTTAGCCAAACGTTTATGTAAATCATCAGGAGTCATTTCTAAATAATTACCGTCATCATCTTTTAGAGCATACTTATCAACGAATACCGATGCTGCCAATTCGTCGCCATTAAAATATTCTGTGCTCTTAATAATTGCTTCTTCGCGTGTCATTTCGTTCCTCTTCTCCTTTTTAGTTTTAATAGAACAGATTATTTTCTGTTAGTATTTTGAATTCATATCCTTTTTTCAAGCAGAATTCATTAGCCACTGCCCATTTATTTTGGTTTTTTATAAATTCTTTCATTTCATTCACATATCTAACGGTTGCCGCTTTTGTTTTCTTTTTAGGTTCTTTTGGAAGTTTTGTCATTCTATTTGGTTTGATTTCTATGATATATATTTTTGTTTTTCCGTTATTGTCTATAAGTTCAACGTGAAAGTCTATGTAGTATCTATGTGTTTTATTATCGACCAATTCTGCGGTCCAATCAGGAAGATTTGGAATTGGTTTGAGTGTATATTCGATACAGTAAGGTTCATAAGCCCATTTGACAACATTTGCGTTTTTGTCGCACCATTCCATCATTCTTAATTCGAAACTTGATTTATGTTCTGGTTGTTTTGGTCCAAAGTATTTTGCTGGGTTTAAGAGTTTATAATCTCTTCGGTCGTAGTTTCTCGGTTCATGATGTCGCAATTGGAACTCCGTTTTAGCATATCTGACAATTCTTGGACTTCTTCGAGCATAGCTGATAGTTTATGCTTGATGAAAAAGTTAAACAATTTTCTTCCGTCAAGAGGTTTGTAGGAATATTTATCATACTCATTTTTGATTGATTCGGAGATTTCTTTAGGGATAAAATTGAAATCTATTAGCTGGCGGTTTCTTGTATAATTTGCCATCAATACTGAGTTTGTTGTGACTGTGATAAGACCTTCGTTAATCAATTTTGCGGCTTTGACTGGCCCACATTTAGGCATGATTCCAGGAACATTATCTCCCGCATCACCTGTAAGAACTTTGATGTTTAGTTCTTGGATTGGATTTGTGACATTGAAATATTTTTTGTTGATTGGGTCGTATTGTTTTACATTTTGATATTGGAGAAGTTGGTTTAGGTCTTTATCTGTTGAGACGATGACGATGTTTGATTTGATGACATCTTTTGAAAGAATTGCTATGATATCATCTGCTTCACACTTATCAATTTTTAGAAAAGAAATGTTTGTAATTGTATTTTTCATATCATTGAAGAACTCTTCCATGATGATAAAGAACTTTTCAAAATCTACAGCCGAAGCATCTCTTGAGACTTTTCTATTTGCTTTGTAGAGAGAATAAACATCTTTTCTCCAAGAGGAAGAATCCGTGGCGATGATTACGTTTGATGGCGAGAATTGTTTAATTGTAGTCATCATTGATTTTGTAAAGAGATATTTCCAATAAGCAAATCCGGTTTCGTTAATATCTTCGTGGAATTTCTTAGAGTGAGATAGAGCAATGAATAAAACCCGGAAGACGAAATTATGGCAATCAAGAATTAGAGTAGGTCCATTGTTCTTTTCGTCTTTCTTTACAAATTTGGAGAGTGTCATAGGAAGTCCTTTGATATTATTTTATCGCGGCTAAATAAAGATGTCAAAGGAAGTATATGAAATTTTCTGATTTGCTTGAACCCGAAGAACTGAGAGAAGCCGAACCCGAAATTAAAAAAGAGGGTGTTCCTACAAATGTGAATGATGTTGTGAAAAAGAAAGAAAATGTTAAAGAACCTATTGATGTGGACAGAGAAGTCTATTTAGAATTCAACAAGAGAATTTTAAGAATTTTGAAAGATGTTGATAAGATTATGTTTCTAGCGAGTAAGCGACGAATCGGCGTAAATTTATTAAAAGCGCTTTTTGATTTAAGCGCGGACGTTCTGGAATATCGAAAATTTTTAAGTAACAAAAATCAATTAGTTAATGGCGGAACCGCTTCAAGAATGTTTCGTAACGAACGAAAATTCTCTCAATTGATTCTATCTCAATTTATTCCTTTTTTGAGTGGGAATGATAAGACTCTGAAAGCCGAATTGTTGAATGAATGGAATAAAAAAGCCTGAACTTTTGTCCAGGCTTTTGATTTTTCATTTCTGTATCTTTTAGTCGATTAGATAGTTTACCTGAGAGTAGTAAGATTCGGTAATCTTCTTCTTTTTGGTAATGGCATCGTAGATTTCTTTCTTCTCTTTATCGGTCCAACCATCATTCAAATGGAACGAATAGATTGTGAGTTCTCCTGTCCGAATGTCACGAGAATCACTGTCGGTTGATGTAGAATACCAGCCTCGAGGTTCGTATTGACTTGCGGAAAAATCAACCGCGCCGTTTTTCCTCAAGAACTTCACCGCTTGTTTAACAGCAGATTCGTCTTCATCATCACTAAATTCTTCTCCCTCTTCATCTTTCCAACCTTTATCATCTGTTTCACCAGCTTGTTCTGATTCATCATCCCAAGTTTCATAAGAAGTTGAAATCCGCTTTCCTGTTGACTTAGCAGCCTCTGTCAACTCTTCTTTCTCTATTTCATCTCCAACAGCGGCCTCAATGGTTTTAATTACTGCGTCAATTTCTTGTTTTACGGTAGTCTTAACATCTTTCTTTAGAGCTTCAAGAGCTTCAATTTGAGAAAGAATTAGGTCTGAGTCTTTCATTCCATTTTTTGTCAACTGTTTTAATGTCTTAACAATTTTCATAAGTTCAACTTCTTTATTACAACCCTTGGCAACATCCGCAAGACGTTGTAGTTTGTCAGAAAGAGAAGCGACCATAGTGTATTCTAAAAGCAGAGAGAATCCGATAGTTTCGTCTTCTGAAATTGCTTTCTCCGCAACTTTCTTTCTGTCGGTTTCATAAAATTTAGCAATCTTATTGGTTAGTCTCTTGGTAATATCTGAATAAATTGACGAATCAAAATCATTATTCGCTTTATCAACAAGACGAAGTAGACGAAGAAGGTCGGCGTCTTCAAGGTCGTCGGAAATTAGAATCTTAATTTTCTTCATTAGTTTTTCAAATAAAGAAAGCTTTTCACCAGCTTCTTTCTTTCCTGACGGCGTGTCGTGTTTAGTGTCATCAAAGACTTGTTTAGCAGTTTCTACTGTTTTTCCAATTTCCTTTATCAACTTTAGGTATGCGTCGGTCTTAACTTCTTCTTCATCTTTCTTTACTTCTTTTTTCTTATTTTCTATTTCTTCTGCGTCACGGTGGGCACTTTTTGTTGTCGCATCCCCATAAATTTCCTGAATCCAGTCATTAGCAAATTTACTAAGTTTTGTAGAAGCATCAAACAACGATTTAATAGTCTTTAATTCTCTTGTGTTAGCAATTAGATGAATTAGATTATCAACAGCAATAGCTCGTTTGGTTTCATTTACCGAATCTTCCAAAGCCGTCGCAATTGCTTCGTCTACTTGAGCCTTGCGTTTCTTGGTGTAAAAACTTTTTTCGTCGGGTTCAACTTTCTCGGCTTCTACTTTAACAGCCTTAACAAGTTTCTTTAGTTCGTCAATATTCATAATTTACTCCTGTATAGTTATATTTATTAAAACCATAAATACATTTAAGAGGGAATTTTTATGAACGATAATTCTTTAGATTTTATCATTGAAGCTGAAAAGATGCGAAAGATAACTCTTGAACATCTGAAAAAGGAAGCTGTTGAAAAATCTGAAACTGAACGTAAATTAAAAGAACGCGAGAATGAACATAAGAAGACATTCTCAACTGTAGAATATTTGCTTGAACCAAGGGGACAAAAATGAATTCGTTAGAAAAAGCTGAGAACCTTTTTAATCTTGTTTATGAAGGTGCGGAAGACAAGATTGTGTCAAACAACGTTAAGAACGCAAAGATTGTTTCGAGAGAACTTGTTGACGTTATTAACAAGGCAAAGAACGGAACAAACAAGTCCGATATTGAAAGAAACATTGAAGATGCTATTAAGAAATGTAATCTAATTGTTTCTAATCTTCAAGCCGCTCTTGATTATTCTAAAGAGCATTCTGGAAGTTTCTAATGAAGTTCCGTGAAAATTTACAATCTGCCTCGGGTATCGAAACAATCTTGACGAAACTATCTAAAGATATCGAAGAAATTGCGAATCTTAATGTTTCAGAACACATTGTTGATGAACTTCTGAAAGGTGAAAGAAAGAATACAGACGGTCTTGAACTTGTTCTTTATTCTACTATCACTGGTAAAGAAGCTGCTTCAAAAACCGATATTGAAAAGCTAAAAGAGAAAAATGAAAAATTCAAATCTATTTGTATTCGTATGGCAATTGCTTTGGAAAACATCAAGAAGGCAAAGAAGAAGTGAGATTCAAGAATTTTTATTTATCGGAAAATGAAGAAACGTTTGATATTAAAATATTAGATTCTTTTAAGAAATTTTCAGATAAAATAAAATATGCTAAATCAAAACTAACAAAGCTCGGAGAAGGAAGTTCGAGAATTGTTTTTGATATGAAAGATGGTTATGTTTTGAAATTGGCAAAAAATGAAAAAGGATTGGAACAAAATTTAACAGACGGAGATTGGGGAATTCAAAGAATGTATCCTGATTTAGTTCCTGAATTAAAAGAAAGAGATGAAAATGACGATTGTTATTGGTTGATTGTAAAAGCCGGTAAGAAAATTACCCCCAATCGTTTCAAAGAATTAACAAAAATGTCTTTCAAAGAATTTGGAAAAGCATTAACCGATGTTGAATTAAATTATAACGGAAAAAGAAAATTAACAGATGGTGTTAAACAGCTTCTGGATGATGAAGATTCTATTCTAAGCAGAGTTTCAGACATGATGATGAATTTTGACATAACCGCCGGAGATTTGACACGCATTTCTTCTTGGGGTGAAGTAGATGGGAAAGCAAAGATATTAGATGCTGGATTAACAAAAACAACATTTAACACACACTACCGAAAGAGATAACCTTGAAAATAATAGGAATTGACGCATCACCACATTCAACAGGATTGGTGAAATTTACATTAGACGAAGACCTGAACATTTTAGAAATAGAACGTTTGGGTTTTTTTGGATACACCGAACCAAAGAAAAAGAAAAATTGGACAGTTCCAAGTTTCCAAAACATTATTTCTTATGATGAAGAGAAATATGATTTTTACAACCGAACAATAATGATGATGGAACACATTTGGCCATTTATAGAAGATTGTGAATATGTTTGTCAAGAAGCGTATTCTTTATTTAGTAGCGGGTTGTTGGACCAAATATTTGATTTTAGTTCACAAATAAAATTCCAGGCTTTACGAAACGGCTCAAAATTAAGACTAATCGAACCACTTACATTAAAAATGTTTGCTACTAATTCCGGAAAAGCTCAGAAGCCGGAAATGTATGATGCTTTTGTTTCGGACCCAAATTCACATCTATTAGATTTGTCTGATTTGCCCCAAATTCCGGTTCATCAAAAAGGACAATTTGCTGGATTAAGAAATAAGAACGGGGTGTCGCCGTTATCTGATGCGGTCGATGCTTTTTTTCTTGGTATTTTACTCATAGAAGAATTAAGAATAAGAAAAGGAACCAAACAGTTAAAAGATTTGGTTCCTCATCATTCGCATATATTATCAAGAAAAACTAAAGCAAATCCAACACCCATCTACCAGAAAGATTTTATCAATAAACAATATTAAAGAAGTTTAATATATTTTCAATTCGGTTCAAATATGTGTGATTAAATTTGATAAGTTTGATTAGAGATGTTAATTTTTCAGGAGTTTGGCTCTTGTATCCTTCAACAGAGACCCTAAACAAATCATATTCATTAGAAGCATATGGAATCAATCCGTCAAATACATTATAAACATGTTCTGAATTTGTTGCCGTAAATTTACCATAACTTATGTTTTTGAAAATTCTACATGGCAAATATCCACAGTCTTTATGCCATTGGCCTCTAATATCTGGAGCTATATAAGATTGTCTGATTAGTTCTCTATGCTGGTCATCTGTAATTCTTGCGGCGGATTTTAATACTTTTCCGTTATCATTACAAGCTCTAGCGAAATTGTTTATCTCAACATTGTTCACATCCCAAATAGTTCCAACATAGTAAACATCCTTTAGATTCTCATTGAACATTATCGGAGTTTCATGAATTTCACTTGGAAGCAAATCGGTCGCCCATGGTTGATACATTAGTTTGTTTTTAACATCAACATAAAACAATTCTTTTATTTTCTCAAGGGAATCTCCAGGATAATAATGATTCTTTCCTTCATCGCAAAATTTCAAATAATTTCCAAGTTGAGTATATTTACAATTTGCGTTTATATATTTGTCCAAGTTACAGTGATGAAGAACATAATAACAATCAGTTCTTAGTGGAATATTTGAATCAACTTGTCCCTCGGTGAAGAGCAAAGTATTAGCAAAATCAATATTCAATTCCGATACAGTATTAACCCAATAACATTCATATCCCAACGATTTGAATGCTTTATAATAACTGGAATGTATATAACCAAATGTGTCAAATGTTTTATGTCCGTAAAAACAACTTTATCTATTTTCATTTTAGCCTTTCAAAGCGATAGGATAATACTCTTTAATTATATCTAACAAATCTTTATCAAAATCATCAAGAGATACATCGCAAAATGTAGCATCTGGTCTAAAGAAAATATCTTGATTTGATGCCATTCTATTGTCAACATTGTTCAAAATATGTTCGGTATTCATTTCTTGATGACCATACGCTCTAATCTTTTCTTTTATCTTTTCCGACCCACCAAGAAAAGTTAGATGCCATCCGGCGTTTTCAATGGTTTTTCCACGACCTCGTTTTGCCATTCTTAGGCCGTTAAGACCATTGTTTAAGTTTTTCAAATATGCCCAATTACAGGAAAATGTTCCAATCCAGTCTTCGTTTTGTTTCAGAACATTTATGTAATATTGTCTCATTGAATTGTGAAAATTTGTATGAATTCCGTCTTCTTGTTTTAATTCTTTGAACACATTTCTATTTGGAATCTCATCTAAATCCGAAACGAGTATCAAATCATCATCTGAACATCTTTCAATTAGTGGTAATATAATACATTCTCTTTGAAAGGTTTCGTTTTCATATCGCCAAACATTATGAGGATAGTGTGTATAAGAAGCGCAGATGTTTAGCAAAGAATCTATTACGTTATTTCCAGTTCGTTCTTGAAAATTCTGTGGAACAAAATCAACAACATTGTGGATTATCTTATCGTTCCATTTTTCAAAAAGATGTTTGTTTTCTCCATAATATAATGGTTTTATGCTTCCTGATTGTGTTAAATTTGATTCGGTCAAAACAAAATAGTCAACATAATCATAAAGATATTCCAACCTACACTTCAGAAGTTCAAATTCATTGAAAAATAAAAAACAATCGTAAATCATTTGCGTCTCTCTTTCTCATAGGATATTTAGGCTATTACAATCCCGAATAAACAAACCAATCTTCGGCTTGTTTCTTTACTTCATCATAAGTTTCTATCTTACCCTCTCTGTCAACATATTTGAATTTAGGATAATATTGGTCACCTATTGCCCAATAACCATTTGAAACATTATGTCTTGCCCAATATTTAGGAGCGAGTATCTGTTTTGATTTTTCGTTAGTGAGTGCTGCGAAAATTGGAAATGATGAATTAGATAAAATAGAATATTGACAATTATTCAAAATATAATAATCCATACCAATATCAAAATGATGCGCGGGAATTTCTGGTAAATATAAATTAACACATGCGATGTCATCTGTGATAATGATGAATTTCATTTTTTTATTAACATTCATCATCTCATAAATGGAATCTAGATAATATTCTTTTCTGACAATCAACCGCGAATAGCTTCTATATTCACCTCCTCTAAAATTTATAACACAAAGATTCTCATCAAGAGTTATGTTGTTTTCTGCTAATCTTCGTTCGTATTCTTTTATATATTCTTCTTTTATTTGAAGCCATTTTTTAACATCCGACATATGTTTTTCGTAATAACCATAAGATTGCCAAACACCACCTAGCAAAATTGTGTTATCTTTTATTTTATACACATTCTCGTCAAATACACGAACATCAACATTGTCTCCATCATGATTGTATCTTATTTCTTTTTCGTAATATTCGTGTTGAATGTTCTCTGGAAACTTGCCATAATCTAAATCTAAGAAATATGTCTGAATCATTCCGTTGTGGTAATCATATTTCGGACTTGGGTTTACTCCCCATTCATATCCTAAATCTTTAGCAATACATTTAGACGAAACAATTCCTGCTAAATTGTTTCCAAAGTTTCCTGTTAAAAAAGCAGTTATCAATTAACTTTCTCCAAAACAAAAACGCAATTTCCTGTTGGACATTGTTCTAACCAATTGTCTTTTAGTCCGGGGACGTGACTTGTGAATTTTATTGTTTTCCACCCATTAGATTCAAATGCGTTTATCCACCAATCTTCATTTTCGCAAATCAAGTGTGAAATTTCCAAATGATATTCGGGAATTCTATATTTTCCTTTATCTCCCATCGGAATAATACACATTATTTTATTAGAAACTTTTGAAATGTTTTTAAGAACATATGGAAGTTGTTCTTTTGTTAAATGTTCAAACACATCTTTTGAAACCACATGTGTATATTTATTTGCTCTATCGTCCCACGAAGAATCATCCGAACAATTCCAGCATTTATCACCCGCGAATGATAGCGCATATGTTGATATATCACAACCTTCTGCGTTTATTTCTAATTCATTTAACGCCCTTACAATAAATCCTTTAGCACAACCAACATCTAATACTTTGCTATTATCATCTAATCCCAAATAATCAACATATGCTAATGCTTCTCTGAAAGTTCTACGTGGCATCCACCGATAGTTTTCCAGCCAACCTTTTCCAGATTGTTTTCCATTTTCATAATAATCTTTATCGTAAAAATTACCATCATAAACATTAGACGAAATCGACATCTTCACCACCATTCAATAAATCATAAATCAAATCATTATTTTCTTTTCCACAATTACAAAATTTACACCTATAACCTAAATCTCGTATCGTGTTTTCGTTAAGCCATTCCTCGAGATTTCTAACATGACAAACTTTGAAAGACTTTGGAATTTTTCCTTTATATTCGTCTGTTAATTGAATTGAAGGGCATGGAAGAAAATCTCCATCCCATGTAATTGCTGCTCTAACCCAAGCCATATAACATGATTTAGGAGAGCCTGGAGTCTTTCTTGAAAACATCAAAGACCCACCAACAGATAAAACATCAGATTCCATTTCATTTTCTTCTTGAACTGAACAAGGACGAGCCATTCCAATTCTAACAACTTTGTTTGTCTTGTCTCCAAATTCCGAAAGTTCATTCAAAATGTTTCTGTTTTCTGTTTTGGTAATAATATACGAACACGAAACATTCACATTTGATGGAACAAATTCCCATTTAATTTCTTTGTAAGCATGGTCCATATAATGAAGACTGACGCGAATCCACTGAAACATTTCAAGAACATCTGGAGAAATCTTGTGAAATCTAAGACCATTTGTTATTAGTGAAAGTTTAATTCCTTTTGAATGAACATACCTAACACCATCTTCAAAATGTTTCCACAAAGTAGGTTCACCACCTCCAGAAAATTCAATTGCTTTGGTTCCGTATTTGGCCAGAACATCTATTGCTGTTTTGAAAGAAACCCAATCAAGATGATTAAATTCTGGAGCAGTTTTGTTAACATGTTCCATACAACAACAATAATCACATGTTCTTTGACATAAAACAGTTGGCCAAATAGAAACATGGATAGGAGCAACAACCTCACCTTTAACGAGTTTGTCAAGATGGTTTAGATGATGAATTAGTTTATGTGACCCAGGAGCATATTGATTATAGTTCATTAAATTCCTCTCTTACAACATATACATTCGAAAAAATCAAGAACAACGACCTCTCAATTATGTGTCCTTCTGTCATACTTCTACGATTAAGAATATTACACAAATGGTTCCAGAACTTCTTAGGATAAAACAAAATTCGTTCTTTTTCAACAATAATCTGCGAACCTGGACTAAATTGTAATCGGTCTAAATGAGAATAGTTAGAAAAAATAGAAGACATAAATTCATCAAAAGAATTAAATTGACACGATTGATTTCTTGAAGAATTATGAGCAGCAATATACCAATTATCGTTGTTTTCAAAATAAAATCCATCTTGGTCAACATTAGGACATGGTATTAAATGTTTGTAATCTTCTAACCTAGTTAATTTATAGTTATTCTTTAACACATCAAATGTTTCTTTTTTACAATGGTCAAATGGAAATCCTTGAACAAAACCAACGGAATTAGGAAGATTTTCATAATTATCTACAATGAATGAGAAAATATCTTTTTGATTTTCACCCACATTTTCTTTTCTAATCCAGTTAAAAGACGAATCTAAATCATTTCCTTTGTTGTAAATGATATAATCTAATTCATATTCTTTAATCCACAAAACATCTTCAGTGAATCTCGAAATTACCAACTTATCCATTTACAAATTTCCTATATTCTTCATGATTGTTGTGGCCGAATCCGTGAAACGCAAATGATTCTTTACTAACACCATCTATCAAAATCTCCGTTGAGAATTCGGCGGCAAGTTCAATTGGAGCATATTTTATTCCATTTTCAATCATTGTTTTTCTATGATAAACGCAAAAGTTTCCATCATCATTATAAAAACCTTGACGTTGTTCTAAAGCTAAACCTAATTGTGTTGGAAGTTCTAATATTTTCTTACTTCTCAAACAAACACCGCCATTTCCAACCAGAACATGTTCTCCGTCGTCGGTTACGTAAGATGATTCTGAATAAGCCCAGGGTGCTCCTATGTAGTCAAAATTAAGAAAATCAGGATTCCACAAATCAGGACGAACAACAAATCCGTCATGATGAACTAATAAACTGAATTTTGTGTCTATGTATTTCCAAAGTTTCAAAAATGTAAATTCACTAAAACCATCATATGAAAGTTTATCACAATTAACATATTCAACATTTTCCGAAAGATTGTCGGGACGAATATCCGAAATGAATTTAACAGCGCCATATGAAATTCCTTCCATACTTTTAATCATCGCTTTTACATTCTGTTCGTGTTTGACGGAGGTTACAATTGTTAGTGTTACATCTTTTAGTTCAAGCAATGTTTACTCCTAACATATTGTTCTTCTTTCGCCAGTATGTCATTATTTATTATTGAAGAAGTCGTTTGATTTTCATGTAGATAGTTAATCATTGTAGCATCATTTACAATCTTCGGCATTCCATATTTCATTAACATTCTATGATAAAATTCACAATCATACATTGACTTTAGATTTGTATCAAATTCCATCACATCTTTATTTTTTATGGTTAGTGCCGAAGGTGTTCCAAAAGTATTAACAAAAGCAATGTTCATATTATACTGCGGAGTATGATGACGATATAATGTTGTTCTGTCATTCGAATGCCAATAACTCATAAACATCCAATCCGAATCGTTTTCGGAAATGTTATTGTAAATCTTTTCTAACGCATCAGTCCCAAAAAGAAAATCATCCTGACACAACAACTTAATATAATCTCCTGAACAATTTTTCAGTCCTAGATTTGTATTCTGTGCTGGATTCCCTCTCATTTCTTCATTTCGAATATACTTGATGTTTAGTAAATATCTCCAAACACGATACAATGATTCAATTTCATAATCTTCTGAATGGTCTGTTATAACAACTTCAAATTCCTTAAACTTTTGGGATTTTAGGATTTTGAAATTATAATCCAGCATTTCGCGGCCTTTTTCATTCATAGACCAACAGGGAATAGCAACACTTAGTTTCATTCAACAACCTTTCTCATTTTTTCAACATTCATTGTTATGTTTCTTGGCATTGTTTGATGTAGTTCTTCAAAACTCATCAAAACATCCGAATTTGTTTGTCTTGCTAATTCGTATATTGTTTTCTTTTCCGTTCCTACGTTAAAAACACCATCTTTATTTTTATTCATCAATTCAATTATCTTTGAAGCAACGACATCAACATAATCAAAGTTTCCAATTTGTGTTGTTATAGCTTTCTCATATGGAAACGGTTTTAGCTTAAATGATGTTCTAATCAAAAGATATCTCCAACTTCTTAATTGAACATAAGCATCCGAAATTAACTTAGTGTAACCATACCAATTTCCACAATGAACCGGAACGTCTTCTTCGGTAGCATTTTCAACCGACCCTGAATAAACATAATCCGTAGAAATGTGAATCAGTTTCTTTTTATTTTTACAACAATAATCAACCAAATCACAAGTTCTACGATAGTTTATATTCCAATGTGTTTCTTTGTCTTCTGAATACGTTTTTGTAAAAGCTATACAGTTAACAATAACATCATATTCATCTATTTTTCGACAATACTTTTCAAAATCTGTTTCAAAATCTAATCCTGAACTTTTTCTTGAAATATAATCCCAACTTGTTTGTCTTTGAATTTCGGAACCAAGAAGACCATCTCCCAGAATTAGGTATCTTTTCATTTATATTCTCTAATAACTTTTTCAATGTATTGTAGAATCTCTTCGGTGTATTGTGGAGTGCAGCCAATAAAGAAAACGTGCGAAAGAACTTTGTTAGCTTCTGGATAGTCTTGCCAATTTCCAAGATGTTTGTATCCAGGATGAAGAAGAAGATTTCCCGCGAAATAATGTCGTGTCTGAATCTTTTTCTCTTCAAAATAAGCAACTAGCGATTCTTTTTGTTCTCTTGACTTACACACAAAAGGAACACCAAACCAAGATGTTTCGGCTTCTGGAAGATTGGTTGGAACGTGAACATCAAGATTTTCAAGAATACATTTCTCAATTCGTTCTTTGTTGGAAATTCTCTTTTCGTGAATCTCATCAAACTTCTTTAATTGAACCAAACCTATCGAACCTTGAAAATCAAGAGGTTTTAGATTGTATCCCATTGTCTCAAAAACATATTTGTGGTCAATAATACCATCATAATTTTCAAGATGCTTATCAAAACGATTTCCACAAGCGCCATTTGGAAGAAGATTTGCAGCACCAACACAATGACAATTATGAACAGCTACGCCAAAAGCAACATACGAATGGTCATCCTCTACTTCAAAATTGTAAACATCGATATCGTCTACTTCTTCATAAGTTATGTCGGAAATATCAATCCAAGCATGGTTGTTTGTGAATTTTGAAATTTTATTAACTTTGTGAACGTGTATAGTTTTGTGGTTTGTTAAATTTTGTTCGCCTGTAAGATTTTCAAAAATAACCGAGTTAAATTTGTTTATCGTTATAGTATACGTATTTCTCCTCGAAATTATAATACGTCCATTAACAATCGCTTGAGTGTGCTGTTCGGGAGTTCTAACGATAACCGAAGTATTTATATTGTTCTTATTCAGTATAAGGACAATTTGTTCATATAAAGATGGACTAGTTGTTGATATTGAGTAATTACATCCATTATCTGAGCCGTCTCCTCTCCAGAATCCTTTTACAAATTCAATGAGTAATTTTTTATCCATTTCAAGAAAATACCCCGGAAGTTTCTTCTCATAAGATTTCCCTGGGATAATTTGTTTGAAAAATTCATAACCTCTAAGAGTATTGAAACTTAAAGATATCCCATTTTGATTTTTTAAAATTCTTGACTGCATAGAAACATTGAAATATTTTTTCATTAAATATTCAACATCTTTGATATATTCTATTTCGTTCTTATTAAAAGCAAAATCAACCCTCATCCTCGGATATCTATACCCTTTTTTGAATTTCCCTTTTGATGTCCAAGAACTAACAAGAGAGCCTTCTGCTGCGTAATAACCCAACAATCTCATAAGGTCTTCGTCAAAAATATATTCTTCCGAACGATGCTGCCCAGCAAACGTATCATATTCTAATTTGAAATTGGAGTTGTGTGTATTTTCTTTAATTATTGGACGTAATAATTTATCCGTCAACATTATTTGGTCTGCTGAAATCCACTGTTCATTACCATCTCGCAAAACTAAAAATGGATGGTTTGCGGTTGATTTTAATCTAAAAGTTTCGTTAGTTTTAATATTAACCATCTTACCAACATATCTATTTCTAATAAGTTCCGTTACTTTTTTATATTGGCCGGTATGTGTCAAAACTTCATCACCAACGGAAACATCCTTGATTTCTACAACTCCATTTTTTGTAAAAATTGGAGCATTATTTTCCAAACATGACCGTCCCCACCAAGCAAAACTTCTTGCGATTCTAATTAACTCTTTGTCATTAGAAACAACCATTCCCCCTTCTAGGCTCGTTAAATGGTGACTGACAAAGAAGGAATTAGAAGAAGCATACGCATATTCATTCAGATACATTCCATTCCATTTGCTTCCAAGAGAATCACAATCATCTAATAGTAAAATCAAATTATGGCGAGAACAAATGTCAACAATTCGTTCCATGTTTGGGGGATTTCCGAGAACCGGTGACAGAAAAATAGCTTTTGTTTTTTCCGTTATTTTTTCTTCAATTAAATCCAAATTAAAGTTCAAACTATCCATCTCTATGTCAATGAAAACAGGAACCAAGTTATTCTGAGCTATTGGAGCAACGGTTGTAGGGAAGCCGACTACCGATGTTATAATCTCATCTCCATCATTCCAACTAAGATGCTTTTTTGTTGCAGCAATCATTACAAGATTCGCTGAACTTCCCGAATTCAACATCAAAGCATGTTTCATATTGATTTTACGAGCAAATTCAATTTCAAATTTTCTAACTTCTTCACCTGATGCTATCCAAGCTCCTGTCAGAAGTGTTTTGATTCCTTGAATTATTTCTTCATTGTCGTTTTGAAAATATGGTCCAGAATAATAAACAGGACTAACACCTGGAACAAATTTACTTCCGTTGTTATAAACATATCGCAACACGCTATGTTCTTTTCCTACATTTTCAATCAACTCACCTATCTGTTCTTCTATAGTTTTCAAATCTTTGTCCAGCCTTCCACGAATAAGTCTTTACTATCAATTCCACATTCAAACCATCTGCTTGGCATTATAACATTTTGTTTTTTGTTAAGATAAGCTCCCCACCAAGAGAATGAGCTATTTGCTATAATATTTGCTCCGCATTTTGTCATCAAAGCCAAATCAACATGGTCTACATTTCCTTCAACAAAAATAAACTCGCATCCTTGAAACTCTGAGAAATAAGGAATACAAAAGTTAATGTCGTCTGAGAAAACTAAAAATTTCTTAAACCCGGATTCTTTTATCGCATCTCTGTAATAATCTGTATTTGCTAAGTCTGTGTAGTAATGAGTTAGGTTTGTATAATCTCCACGGCGAATATGTAAAGAACAAAAGTTATCCAAATTTATTTTATTATTTTCAGCATACATCTTAACCATTGATTTTGAATAAGTGCTAAATTCAAAAAGATTTAAGATGTCTTGTCTTGATGAAAAATATTTGTCTGATTGAAAATAACCATTGATATGAACAACTCCGTGAAAATAATCAACGGGAGGTTTAGAATATGTAAAACTTGTTTCTGAATAGCTTGAGTTAAATGTTGTAACTTGTCCTACTTTAACATTTGGAAATACATGAGCATATTTCCAAATAGGGATTTCAAATTTCATTTCGGCTTCTTTTGCCATTGAATGTCCGGCAGCGATTTGAAAAAGTTTGTTTCCTAATCGTCCAACAACAGCATCATTATCAATGTCAACTTTCGTAATCATATAAACTCTTTCGTATAACGGTATTTACTTCTAAGAATATTTGAATAATGCGTTTGCCTGTCAAAATTAACTTTGTGGTCGTTTATAGGATTAGCATTATTATAGACCATATTGATATCATTTGTAAAATGAATTCTATCTTCTGAACACATTTCAACCATTGGGAATATAATAGCTTGGTCACCCGTAACTTCCCAATAATTTCCGGTTGGTGATATCAAATCTTGTTCTTGAATTTTTCTAAACAATTCCATTTTGAATGTTCTTAGATGAGAAGTTGTCCAAGGCATGTTTCGAATAAATTCCAAAGAACTTGGTTTTTGTGTGAATCCCATTGAATAATTACTTCCATTAAAAGAAACAAACTGTCCGAACGACATCATTACTCTTGGATTTGAGTAATATGAAAGAACTCGTTTTAGAACATCTTTATCCGAAAACCAGTCATCACCATCAAGAGTCACAACAATTGAATTATCTGGAATGTCTAATTTGGAAATCTGAAAATAGTTTCCTGGTTGATACAGCTTTCTAGTATTTTTGATAAGAGTAAAACGAGAATCATTTTTAATTTCTGTCTCTACTATTGAAACACTATTGTCTGTTGAAATATCATCGGTAATGTAACAATGAAAATCTTCTTTTTGAATCTTCATTGAATCTATACAGGTTTTAATATATTTTTCAGCATTATACAAAGTTGTCATAATTGTAATCATAGGTCAAGTTCTTTCAGCCAAGTCTCTAAAATCTTATTGTTATCAAATTCATAATTACCTTTTGTATAATTCTTTCCTTTTAATGTGTGAAGTCGGGTTCCGGTCATTCTACATTCACCGATAACATATGGTAAACATTCCATTTCTGAAGAGAAGTAAACATCTGTTATAGAATCATACATTTCTTGTTTATTTTCACAAAAGCCTTCATGAGTTACAACGCCTTTATAAGCATTCAAATATGGGAGAACTTTCAGTGTGTAATATGCTTCGTTTCCAATGTTTCCATATATTTTAATCTTCTTAAAACCATCTCTTAGAGCATTGGCAATAGAAACGTGAACTTGTTTGTTTGGATCGATAGTTCCAATAATTCCAGCAGTTGGAGTTTCGGGTTTTTGATTCCTCTTCAAATCATCCATCACATTTCCAAGAATAAAATAATCTTTGTCAACTTGATGATATTCTAACTGATGATTTGACACATAATGAATCTTATCATATGCTGCAAGATTAACATTCTTCAAAGGAAAAACATTCTGTTCATGAACTGAAAGAATAACGTTTCTTGATGGGATTCGTTCGGCAAGATTCATATAATGGACAATAACTCTATCATCTGGTTCGGGACGATAATCCGCCAGTTTTCCAGCATTACATTTATTCAAGTGCCAATCATGAGGACCGTAAAATTTACAAGGAATTCCATTCTTGTTAAATAAATTTGTTAAATTTATAAATGCTGTAGTTGAACCACCGTATGTAGAGTGTGCTGAAATAATTTTTATCATTGAAATCTTCCTCTTAAATCTACACCAGCTAATGATTGCTGAATGTGTTTATATTTACTAATCCTAAATTCATAAACACTACTCAAAAGATTGTTTCCTACTTTATTATACCAACTCAATCCTTCATAATGCGTAAACCACTCCGTGTCTAATTTAGCATTTCCAATTTTTAATCCGGCGTTGTGTATGTCTTCGTAAAAAGTAGCACCAACATCATATTTTGTATTTGAATTGTCTGTTGCTACCGGAATGTTATTGAAGAATTGGGTTGAATTAGTTTTATCTATTCTTTCTTGGTCGTGAAAGTTTATATTTCTTGAGTTTACATTTTCAACATCTATCAAACAGAACCAAGGATGAATTCGAGGGAATAACTTATATGGTCCTCTGTCAGCACAACGCTCACCCATAATAGTATAACCCTGGGAAATAAACTTTTCAATAATTGGGAATACACATTTATTAAAAACAACATCGGTGTCAACTAATAGAGCATACTTGGTCTTGCATAGTTTCAAAGCTTCATTAACTGCTAAACTATGTGTCATTCCTGGTCTACGATAGAATGGAACTTGCCAATTCATCAAAAGTTGTTCTGTCTCATTGTTTGTTGAATTTTCCATCAAGATAATATTTGTTTTTGGAATTGGGTGTTTAAACAACCACGATTTTAACAACGTCTCCGTTACAATTGGAGTATTATATGAACATGTTATTAGTGAAAAATTATTCATTCTACCGCTTTCTTAAGAACATCATCTACTTTATGTTCTATTTCTCTCTTACGTTTACCTTTAGTCATTTGAAGTAAAATATTAACTATTTCTTGTTTGTCTATTTTACACTTCATCAACCGAATCGCTGCGCTAAACAACCATTGATCCGTTCCCTGTCCCGTTCCGGTTTTGTTCCAATTGAAGTTATTTTCTCTCTCCAATTGTTTTACAGTGTGTTCCAACTTCTCTTTGTAGTATTTAATCTTGTTAGAATCTGTCATTGTGCTTGTTGTTACATATTCTCTCTTCTTTTTTAATCCCGTAACATTCTTATCAATAGCAATAGAATTCTTGAAACGTTTAACAAGTCTTTCGGGAATGTCTGAAAATGAGAACAACTTGCCTTCGTTTATGTGATATGAATATAATCCATTATCACCTGGAGCCTTTTGTCCAAATCCAATTCCGAAACAAGATTTATCAACACCTTCAAAATATTTGCTAAGAATACAGTGTTGTTTTTCTATTTTAACTTTTGTGCTGTAATCCGAATATTCTTCAATTGTGTATTCTCTATCTAAAGGAAGAATAACACGAAACCTATCAGACGTATCTTTAATTTTATGAGAAAATGACGTGTAAAGATAAAAATTAAATTGATTGTATTTCTCTATGAATTCTGAAATTGAAATTGATTTTTCAAAGTCAAGTATTAGATATTTAATAGAAACAGCATTGTCTTTGTTTGCTGTTGAATTTTTGAAATTGTATGCGAAGATTAGTGGAATTTCGTTTTTATCAGAATATACATTTGGTTTAATTATTTGTTTAACAATTAGTTCAAAATCTAAATCTATCGCTGTTTCTGCTGACTCGTAAAACTTTCTTACAAACATGTTATGACTCCAGAGGCAGTCCCTCTATAAAAAAGGCTCGTAGATTGATTCTACGAGCCTTGCGGGGGTAGTTTTATCTCTAATTACTTCTTCTTGAGTCCGGCAAAGAAGTCTCCTCCATCGTCATCTTCATCCGAAACAACCGGAGTTTTCTTCTCAACCTTTGCGGCTGGCTTTTCGTCGTCAAAAACGAAAAGAGGGTCGGTTGTCGCTTCCGAAGGCTTTACTGTGCGAGGTGTAGAAGGTGCTGACATAATTCCTTCTACCGCGTTCAACTTAGCTACCAACTCCTCACTCGACAAGAACTTATCGCGAGAGATGAGAGGCTTCAGAGGATAAAGATTGGATTCGATTGCTTCAACAACGGAATCAGAAAGGCGGGAAACCGACATGAACTCGCTTGAGTCATAATTAGGAACGGGCTTCTTTGCTCCCTTGTAATCATTGATAATCTTAGTCTTAATCTTTAGCTTGAAATTAGCGCCTTCGTCGTAATCAAAAACCATTACAGGGTCATCGATGCTTCCCTGAGCGGGAATCATCTTTGCCTTAATCTGCTCAAACATCTTCTTGCCAAAACGGAACAAGAAAACCTTTCCTTCATTCTCGGGAACCTGTGGGTCTTTAACAACGAGAATATTCGAAAATACACTCATCTTCTTAAAGCGACGACGTGCTGCGTCTTCGTCTCCAGAATTCCAAACCTTAGAAGCGTGTTTACAAACAGGACAATCTTCTCCATGAGTCTTCGCGCAATTCTCAATAAACCACTTTCCATCCTGTCCCTGGAATCCGTGATTGTAAAGAACTGCGTAAGGAAGGTCAGTATCGGGAGATGGAAGGAAACGAATGATTGCCTCAAACGAACCATCGTCCTTAATCTTTGGCTTGTAAAAACGAGCGTCCTCTTCCTGATTCTTCTTTGGGTTTGCCTGAGTCTGCATTTGTTCTGCTACAGCACTCCAATTAAACTTTCTTCTCTCTGCCATTTTTAGTTTCTCCTTATTTTCTTTCTTATATTAAATCGGTTTTTAACACTCTTTCTATTGCTTCTATTATTCTTAACATTCTTACAGTTTCGTCAGAAGGTTCGGATTTTAGAACAATTCTATCTTTGAACCGAATAACAAAGATAGGTGAAATGTATTTTGCTTTCATTAACTCCAGCGCAATCATCTCTCCACTACTATTTATGATAACGCTGTCAAAATAATTTTTCAAGGTGCCTTTTTCAACAAATCCTTTTAATAGCTCGTCGTCTTTATCAAACCGTTTCTTTGTGAACAATTTCGATATTTCGTCAATGTGTTTATAGTCGTATGTGTGAAGTTTTGAATTGTATCTTGGGTCAAATAAAGAATTATAATAAATGTGTAGAAGAAGTTGTCTTACCGTGAAATAATTGTTATTCAGAAATGTTTGAATATTATTTAACTGCTTCAACTTCAATTCAGGAATCATTGGAAGATAACGATTCTTGAATGGGTTGTCGTCTTTACCATTCAAGAAATCTGTTACGTTCAAAATCAACGAATATAATCTTTTGTTACTCACCATCTTCTTCTAGGAACTCTTTCAGTTTTGTTTTCTTCTTTTTATAATTAAATCTTTTAACTAATTCTTCTCTTAACAAATATGTATTTTCTTCATTAAAACATGATACTACAACTTTGAAATCGAAATAATCTTCTTCTAAGTAAAATGCGATATCCGCTAATGTCATTGACCCTAATTTAGTAACACGCCGAATAAGCAAATTGAATCTGTGAAAGTTCTCATTACCAATTCGTTTTCCATTAGCCACAACATCCATTTCAATGTTATGTTTTTTGATTTCTTCATACAATTGTTCCTTTGTAATCTTTTTAACTTGCTCATGTTCCGCGTCTCTCTGAACCCAAAAATCTTTTTTAACTGCAATCTTCTCTAGAAATTGTAATGTATTTTGTGGGTCTTGTAGGTGATTCGCATATTCTTCTTCTAATTCCATTTTATATCCTTATTCGAAATTTATTATCTTATCTTTTGAAGCTTTTCTATCTTTTCTCATCAAGTTATTAACCAATTCATCAGCCGAATCTTTTTGTGGTGTTTTGTCATCGTCATCATCTTCAACAACATCGTAGATTCTCATCTTTGGATAGTTAACTCCGATGTAACACTTCTTCTTGTTTTCACCGTAACGATTCTTCAGAAGAAGGAAAGTGTAACGGCCAGCTTCACGCATTTCTTGAGTCTGCGTCACGCCAAAAATAACGTCAGCCGTAGCAACCGTTCCGATAGAATCAGCAACGTCAGTCATATCAAGTTCTGCGTTACCAAAACCTCCGCGATTTGTCTGAACAGCCGAAACAACAGGAATGCCATATTCAACAGCAACCGCTCTAAGTTCTTCTGAAATGCTCTTTTGCTCTGAATATGAATTTGAATTTTTATTAGATGTGTTTGGTGACATCAATCCCATGTAATCGACAAAAATGATATCCGGGACAAATTTCTTTTTTAACTTCAACTCTTTTAGAATTGTTCTTATGCGATTTGAGTTTACTGTCTTTGGAGGATAAGCAACAATGTAAAGGTTACCCTGAGTTTGTTGATTCATTCTCTCCATTTTTAACATAAACTTATTCTTGTCAAGCATCTTCAAATCATTCAATTCAACATCAAATAGATTTGCTAATATTCTTTCGGATATCTTTTCTTCAGACATCTCAAGAGAAATGTAAAGAACATTTTTATTTTGTAGAAGAGAATTTGTTGAAAGAGCGCATTTAATAAGCGATTTACCTAAATTTGAATTTTTTACAGACACGTTCTCGTAATAAAAACGATGATTTGGATGTTCAACGCGAATATCAATTACGGGTTTTATTTCTGAGGTTTTTGTTACTTTTGCCTTGTAATATCCTGTTCTTGTTAATAGTTCGTCATCTGGTGTAAGAGAGTCGACGAATTTCAATCCATTCCGGGTTTCGACAACATGCTTCCCACTACATTCGAAAGTAAACCCAATGCTTGTTTCAACTGTCCAAATTGTTTTCATACCTTTGCGAATATAATGTGTAACTGGGACATATCCATCCGCCGAATCGATTTCAACATCATATCCATCGTTATATTTCAAAATATCTTTTATTTTACAGTTATCATATATCCAGCGTTGGTCGTTAAGTTCTGAGAAATAATATTGGAATGGTACGACATTATTGATGTCTTCAACGACTTCAATCTTTGAATTTTTATTTTTTCTAACTCTAATATTTACTCTACCGTCTTCTGTGACACATTCTGCCAAAACCAAACTCAAGCTCTTTTCATGAAAACCACCCTCAATCAATTTATCAAGAGTTTTTAATCCCGTTGATATGACTTTATCTCTATCATGTAAAGCACTATACATTCTTTCCGCATCTGTAATAACACTCAACCCGATATTAGTATCAAATGTAAATGCTAATGCTTCTCTAAGTTTGTCTGGAGCGGCGTAAAGTTTTTGTTCGTCATCTCCATTCAATCCGTCCTTTGCTTCCAGAATAGCTTCGTTAGCCAGTTTCTTTCTGAAAAACTCTTCTAACATGTCAAGAATGAACTCTCTATCATATTCACTAACATCGATGTTACAAATATCAACCAGAGCATTCCATGTGTTTGAATCAAGACTGAACTTCATCTGTTTTGTGGATGGGAAGTTTTGATATTCTTCTAAATGTTTAAGAACGGACTTAACAATATCAATACACTCACTAACATCGAAAACATCAATAGTTAGATAAGGGATGATTTTCTCTCTAACATCAATGTCCGTAAACATGTATTTGAGTAGTAATTTTTCAAAGTAAATTGGGTCTACGCCGTCGCTCATTGAATTCCTCTACTATTATATTATCGTTGGCAAAATAAAAAGAAAGGGGCTTTTTCTGCCC